CGCCCGTTTTACGCCTGTCCGTCAAACTGAATGCATGGGTGCTGCTTATTTTTTTTTGATATCTTTGCCGTTCGGTTTTCCGGGCGGCTTTTTGATTTTACGGCAAGAGAGGTGGTGACGTGGCCAACGAAGAAAACCTCATCCCGTTCAACGAACGAACGGAGAGCGAACAGAGACAGATCGCCCAGAAGGGCGGCATTGCTTCCGGTGCGGCCCGCCGCCGCAAGCGCAGCATGAAAGAAGCCGCCGACTACTATCTCAGCCTGCCGGAGACCGACCGCCGCCGGGTGAATGCCCTGCTGCGGGATGAGGTGGACAATGAGGACATCGACAATCAGATGTCGGTGGTCATGGGCATTACTGAAGCCGCCAAGCGCGGTGATGCCCGTGCCGCCGGGGTGCTGCTGAAGATGCTGGGCGAGGAGACCGTGCAGGAGGACCCGGCGGCGGATGCACTGGAAGCGGCTCGCAAGCTGCTGGGAGGTGTGGACAGTGCCATTGACTGAGTTTCAGCAGGAGTTCCTTCGCAATTGCTCCCACCGCTGGAACGTCAAGACTGGGGCCACCCGCTCCGGCAAGACCTATCTGGACTGCGCTGTTACCATCCCCAAGCGCATCTGCGCGGCCCGGGACGAGGGCCTTTGCGTCATGCTGGGCAACACCCTCGGCACGCTGGAACGCAACGTGCTGGAGCCCATGCGGGCCCTCTGGGGTCCGGAGCTTGTGGGCGTGGTGCGCACCTCAGCGTCCGGCAATATCGTGCAGCTGTTCGGCCGCAAAGTGTACGTGCTGGGTGCCGACAACAAAAAGCACATTGCCCGCATTCAGGGCGCAGCCTTCGAGTACGCCTATGGGGACGAGATCACCACATGGGACGAAGGTGTATTTCAGATGCTGAAAAGCCGTCTGTCCTGTCCGCACAGCCATTTTGACGGCACCTGCAACCCGGATAATCCCCAGCACTGGTTCAAGCAGTTTCTGGACAGCGACGCGGACATCTACTGTCAGGCCTACACCATCGACGACAACCCCACTCTGCCGCCGGAGTTCGTGGCTCAGCTGAAAAAGGAGTACGCGGGCACGGTCTACTATAACCGCTTTATCCTCGGCCAGTGGGCTGCAGCGGGCGGTATCATCTACCGGCCCTTTGCGGACAGCATTGCCGCCGGGGATGGGCGTTTCCTCTGGCCTGCGGACAAACCCTGCCGCCCGTGGCTCATCCACATCGGGGTGGACTTCGGCGGCAACGGCTCCCGGCACGCATTCGTGGCCACCGGCATTCTGCCCTACTACGCGGGGGTCGTGGGTCTGGCATCCGCCCGCATCGACCCGAAGAATCAGGATGCAGACTTCCTCGCCGCGCAGCTCATTGAGTTCTGCACCGCCGTGTTCGCACGGTACGGCGAGATCCACTATCTTTTCTGCGACAGCGCCGAACAGACGCTGATCAACCACATCCGAACCCGGCTGCGTGCCTCCCGCCTGAGCTGGCTGGCCGACCGGGTCAACAACTCCGCCAAGATCCAGATCATCGACCGCATCCGCCTGACATCCATTCTCATGGGTGGCGGGCGCTTTTGGTATATGCCGGAAGCCGCCACCCTGCGGGATGCGCTTGCTGCGGCTCTTTGGAGCCAGAAGCACCCCGGCGTGGATGAACGTCTGGACGACGGCACCACCGACATTGATACATTGGATGCGTTCGAGTACACCATCGAACGCGATTACAGGAGACTGACTGCAAGATGAACGTTGCCGCTTTTATCGATTACCTGAACAAAACAAAGCATCTTCACCTCGATGCGGACTACTACGGCAACATCGAAGTCTGGCGGCAGTGGTGGAAGGGCGACGTGCCCGACATCCACGACCAGAAAGAGGACACACCGGACGGCAGCACCATTTCGCGGCGTCTGGCTTCCCTGCGGATGCCGAAGCACGTCTGCGAGGACTGGGCAAACCTGCTGCTCAACGACAAGACCACTCTCCAGATTGGCGATGCATCCACCTCTGCCTATCTGCTGGGCAGCGATGAACAGCAGACCGGCGGCCTTTTGCGGCAGCTGCATTTCTGGGAGAACGCAAACCGGCTTGTTGAGCAGGCCTACTGGTCGGGCACCGGCGCTTTTGTGATGAGCGTGGAGAACCTGACGGTGGATGCCTCCGGCAACGCTCTGCCTTCGCCGCAGGGGAGCATCCGGCTGGACTACGACCCCGCCTGCTGCATCCTGCCCATCAGCGTGGAGCGCGGCGTTGTGACCGAAGCGGCCTTTGTGTCCGAGTGCATGATGGGCGGCAAGCCTGCCGTCTACCTGCAGACCCACACGGTCAGGAACGGCAGCCGCGCCATCACCAACGAATGGTTTGAGGTGACGGACGATATCTCCGGCACTCCGAAATTCGCGAAGATCCCCGAGGACAAGACCCCGCCGGGCACGGTAAAGAGCATCACGGTCACCGGCGCACCGGCATGGTTCAGCCTGTTCAGCCCGGCTGCTGTCAAGAACCTTGACGGCGGCATGGGGCTGGGCATGAGCATCTTCTCCGAGGCGCTGGACGCGGCACAGATGGTGGACTACGCCTTCGACAACTACCGGCAGGACATCCGCCTCGGCGGCAAGAAGATCTTCTATGACCGCTCCCTGTGCCGCAAGTGGGTGGACAAGGAAGGCACCGAGCACGCCGTGCCTCCGGATGCCGTCCACCGGCAGATCTTCTACGAGCTGCCCACGCCGGAAGGCGGCATCGACCAGCCCGCTGCATGGCGTGAGTATAACCCCGACCTGCGCACCGCTTCCAACCATCAGGCGGTGCAGGACGCGCTGGACATGATGAGCTTCAAGTGCAAACTGGGCTGCCACCGCTATAAGTTCGATCAGGGCACCGTGACCACCGCCACCGAGTACACCGGCAGCCGTCAGGATCTGGTGCAGAACGCCAACAAGAACCAGATCCCCATCGAGACGGCACTGATCGGCATTCTGCGTGCCATGCTGTGGGCGGCAAAGAACCTGCTGGGCGCACCGGTGGACCCGGAGACCAGCATTTCCGTCAACTGGGACGACAGTTACATCGTCAGTGAGCAGGAACGCACAAACCAGCTGCGGGAGGACGCCATTGCGGGCCTTGTGCCCCGCTGCCGCTACCTCGCCGCCCGGTACAGCCTGAGCGAGGAGGAAGCCCACCAGTGGACAGAAGAAGCCAAGGCAGACAGCCGCACTGACGAAGCCCTCACCTTCGGGGGTGCCTGATGCTGCCGCCGTCTTATCTCGACCAGATGCCGGATGCCTTTGTGCAGCTCTGGCAGCAGGTCGAGGACGCGATCTTACAGGACGTTGCCCGGCGCATCGGCAAGATGGACGCCGTGACCCCCACCGCTAACTGGCAGCTGTGGCGCTACCAGCAGACCGAAGCGGTGCGCAACGACGTGGTGAAGCTGCTGGCGAAGTACACCGGCAAGAGCGAAACGGCCATCCGCAAGCTGCTTTTGCAGACCGCGACCGAAGCCTTAGAGCGTGAAGATGCGATCTATTACCACTACGACATGGAGCCGCCCCCTTTTGAAGAGAGCGCCGCCCTGAACAATTTGTTAGACGCCGGTGCCCGCCAGACCTGCGGCACATGGCAGAACCTCACCGCCACCACGGCAAACACCGTCACAGGGGCCTTTGAACGCACACTGGACGCTGCATGGCTCAAGGTGAGCACCGGTGCCTTCGACTACAAAACCGCCGTCAAACAGGCTGTGGACAGCCTTGCAGACGACATGCCCATGGTCACATATCCCAGCGGCCACAAGGACAGCATCGAGGTGGCCGCCCGCCGTGCCGTGCTCACCGGTGTAAACCAGACGACTGGCAAGCTGCAGGTGGCCCGCATGGACGAAATGGGCTGCGAATTTGTGGAGACGACCGCCCACGGCGGTGCCCGTCCTTCTCATGCAGAGTGGCAGGGCAGGCGCTTTCACCGGGGCGGCGCGGTGGACTACAAGGGCAAGCACTACCCGGATTTTGAAGCTGCCACCGGCTACGGCACCGGCGCAGGCCTTTGCGGCTGGAACTGCCGCCACACCTTTTTCGCGGTGTTCCCGGAGCTGGGCGACCCGCCCCAATGGACGCAGGAGCAGCTGCGGGAGCTGAACGCCCGGGACATCGAGTGGAACGGCAAAAAGTACACCGCTTACGAGATATCCCAGATGCAGCGCGCCCGGGAGCGGAACGTCCGCCGCTGGAAAAAGCGGTATCTGGCCGAGGACGCCGCCGGGCTGGACACCACTGACAGCGCTGTGCGCCTGAAAGCCGCCCGCCAGAGCCTGAGTGATTTCACCAAGGCCACCGGCGGCAGAGTGGACAGCGCCCGTGTCAGCGTGCCGAAGTTCGGCAGGAGTGAAGCCAGTAGGGCAAGTGCAAAATCTCAGGCGCATCACACCGACTGGCTCAAGTCTATCAATGCGCAGAGTACCAGCCTGAATACCGTTGCAAAATATTATGATGCACGGTATAATAATACCGAAGAATATCGGTTGCTGATGCAATATGCCAACAGCGTAAAAAGTGGCTGGCTTTCGCCGCTTGCAGGTTTTGACCTGTACAAGAGTACGCACGAGCGCATCCAGACCGAGCTTGTTGGCAAGACTACTGCGGATGGTACTGTTATTACCGGACATACCGCCCATTTCATGGAGCGTATGTTCGGCACATTGGTCGACCCCGATAAGTTAAAATATGACCTTAAAATCATCCGGCGAAGCGGTGTTGGCTATGAAGCCATGCGTGATACCGTTTTGAATCCTGAGCGCATCAACCCTGTAAAAACGGATTCAAGAGGAAAGCGAAGCGTGCGCCTTATTGGCAAAGCGATCGTCACGATAAACCCAGACACGGGACAGCTGATTCAGCTGAATCCAAGGAGTGAGCAGAAATGACCTTTTGTTTTGAAGATTTAGATCCTGATTCCAAGGAGTTTTTGAAGAAGCATGTTCCCAGCGCGGTAAACTGCAAAAGTCTGGATGAACTTCTTTTGGAGCTTGATGATTTCATCACATCGACCTTTGACGAGAATGACGAGCCGACAGCTCTTTCTCGTGAGGGCGAAGCAGTGTACGACAGAATCTACTGTTGCACGCCGTAATTCATAATATCAACTAAACCACGATGCACACGCACCGTGGTTTTCTTTTGCCCATTTTTAAGCACTGTGCAAAATTTGCCCAGTGCTTTTTTCATGCCGTTTTAGCTCATGTCGGAAGAGCGCCGGTCTCCAAAACCGGAAGCGGCAGGTTCGAGTCCTGCAAACGGTGCCATGCGGCGGGCGGCGCGTACCCCGCCCACGACCGAATACTGACAGAGAACAGTGTAAAAAACTGAGGTCTCACACACGAAAGGAGTTTCCACCATGAAGCGTGAAGACGTGAAGAACAAGATCCCCGGCATCACCGATGAACAGCTGAACTGGATCATGCAGGAGAACGGCGCAGACATCAACCGGGAGAAGTCTGCAGCCACCGCCCTGCAGACCCAGCTTGACAACGCAAACGCCCAGCTCAAGACCGCACAGGACGGCCTGAAAGCCTTTGACGGCGTGGACGTGGCAGGCCTGCAGGAGCAGGTCACCAAGCTGAAGGCCGACATGAAGACGCAGGCCGAGGGCTTTGCCTTTGATAACGCGCTGGACGCCGCCATCCTGGGCAAAAAGGGCCGCAGCGTCAAGGCAGTGCGTGCTTTGCTGGATCTGGACGCCCTGAAGGGCTCTGCCGACCGCGGTACCGACATTGCAAAGGCACTGGACGATGCCGCAAAGGCCAACCCATGGGCGTTCGGCGAGGACGGTGCAGCCGGTGTGGCCGTGGTCTCCACCGGAGCCGAGCACGGTGCACCGCCCGCCAACGAGAGCGATGGTGTGGAAGCCGCTTTCAAATCCCTGAACCCTGAACTGAACCTGTAACAACGAAAGGAGATTTCTATGGCACATGCAAGTCAGGAGCGTTACTCCGCTCTGGTGGATGCAAAGCTGCGTGCGACTCTGGTCACCCGCGACAATACCATCTTCAACAACCGCTACGAGGGCAGCCCCAAGGCCGGTAAGGTCAAGATCCCTGTCCGCGACACTGAGGTTGCCGTCAAGGCCTACGACAAGGCAAACGGCGTGGATGCCGATGCCGGCACCACCACCTATCTGGATCTGGACATCGACAACGACGAGGCCGTGAACGAGATCATCGACGGCTTCGACGCCGCTTCCGTGCCCGACGACATCACCGCCGAGCGTCTGGACAGCGCAGGCTACTCCATGGCTCTGTCCATCGACAAAAAGTCCATCGAGGCGCTGCAGGGCGCAGCGGGTGCCAACATCAGCGCCACCAAGACCGCCTGCACCGTTTCCACCGCCTACAAGGAGGCTCTGGCTGCAAAGCGCACCCTGAGCCGCAACGGCGTGCCGCAGGCCGGCCGCTGGATGATCGTCAGCCCCGAGTATCTGGAGATCCTCATGCAGGACGACCGCTTCATCAAGCAGGGCGATTTGTCCCAGCAGCTGGTGCAGGCCGGCGCGGTGGGCCAGATCGCAGGCTTTGCGGTGTACGAGTCCAACAACATGGATTTTGAGAACGCCACCCGCGTGGCCACCAAAAAGACCACCACCGAGTTCATCTGCGGCCATCCCAACTGGTGCCACCGCGTCATGGAGTGGCAGACCCCGGTGCACCTGCAGGATCTGGGCGGCTCCGGCAAGTACATCGGCGCATCCGCTGTGCAGGGGCGCAAGGTGTACGGCATCAAGGTGTCCAAGCCCAAGACCCTGTACATCAAGCGCATCGAGGCGTAAGGCCATGCTCTACTGCACCTATGACCAGTATGCGGCGGCGGGCGGTACAGTGCCGGAAGCCGCCTTCGGGGTGCTGTGCAGCCGGGCTTCCCGCATGATCGATGCCGCCACCTTTGGCCGGGCGGAGAGCCACGCCGCCGGGTGCGAGGCCTGCCGGGAAGCGCTGGCGGATGCCTGCGGGCAGATCGTCGGCCTGCTGGCCGCTGCATCTGCGGCGGGCGCTGTGCCTGGTGCTGCCAGCGTCTCAAACGACGGCTACAGCGTCACCTTTGGCAGCAATGCCAGTGTGACCGCAGCCACCCGGCAGGAAGCCTATGAGATCATCCGCACCGCGCTGGGCAGTGACCCGCACGGCCTGCTGTACAGGGGGATTCTGTGATGCAGACAGCTGTTACTGTGGTGAACCTCATACACGACACCGCCACCGAGACGGACAGGCCGGTGTGCTGGGTGTTCCCGTTTTGCAGCTGGCGGGAATGCCGCTCCACCTCCGGCTCCGGCACCGCCAAGAACCCGGAGCGCACCACCCACATCCGCATCCCGGCCAGCGTGTGCACCATGGGCTACCTGCCCTATGCCCAGTGGGCGGCGCTGTCTGCAGCGGAAAAGACCAAGCACTGGACCCTGAAACGCGGCTGGAAGCTGGTGCAGGGCGCGGTGCCTGCCTTGACCGAAGCCGAGTATGCCAAACTCGAAAAAACGCACCTATGCTGCACGGCAGCGGCTGTCTCCGATAACCGGGAGCCGCTGCTGCCCCACTGGCACGTGGAAGGGAGCTGATCGTATGAGCGCACCGGTTTTTGATTTCAAGATCACATTCCGTCCCGGCTTTCAGGCCGACATGGACGCACGGTTCGCAAGGCTGCAGTTTGCCTTTTCACAGAAAGTGGTCGATGTTGTGGACAAATATGTGCCGCTGGAAACCGGCGCGCTGAAGAACAGCGTGAATCAGGCATCCAATTTTAAGGAAGGTCTGCTGGTGTACAATACGCCCTATGCCCGCAGGCAGTATTATCTGCATGAACGGGGCACCGACCTGCACGGCGCGAAGGGCGAAACGGAACGTCACCGCGGTTCCTACTGGGGACAAAACGCCATTGCCGACCACAAGGACGAGCTTGAAAAGTTCGCCCATGATGCCGCAAAGCAGTTTCTGGGAGGGAACAAATGAGCGAAACCGTAAAGCCCACCATTGCCGCCCTGCGGGCATGGCTCAAGACCTGCCCGCTGATCGCCGACGAGCAGGAAGCCACCGGCGCGGCTTTCCGCATTGCCGGACTGGAAGAAGAATCCACCGCCTTTTCCATCGAGGACAGCCCCGGTGATCCCATCATCACCGAGTACATCTCCGGCTGGGAAATGGCGAAGAATTACCTCTTTCTGTCTCGCGGTGAGTACAGCGAGATGGATTCCGTTAACATTCAGAACAGCGGCTTTTTCGAGCAGCTCACCGAGTGGGTCATGCGGCAGGATGCCCGGCACAACCTGCCCGACCTCTCGGCCTGCGGCGGGAATAAAACCCCCACCGGCATTGCCGTGACGAACAGCGGCTACATCGTCACAAACAGCGCGGGCAGCTGTAAGATGCAGCTGCAGATGCGCCTGACCTACTACATGCCAAAATGAAAGGAGTTTTGATATGACTGTATCCGAAGCCATTACCAAGTCCGGCATCACGCCCAGCGCGTCGTATACCGGCATTGAGACGGCGAACGATTTTGTGCTGGCGTTCCAGATCGAGAGCACCCAGACCAATGAAAGCCAGTGGATCGTCTGCGCCGACCATGTGAAGGAGCATTCCGGCTCTCTGAACGCCACCACCGAGGATGCCCAGTACATCCGCACCGGCAACGTCACCGAAAAGACCGGCACCCAGCGCACCCTTGCCGTCAACGGTGACCGCTGCGTGGGCGATGCTTTTCAGGATTTTGTGCTGAGCCACAAGATCGTATACGGTACCGGCAGCGATATCATCGTGCCGTACATCTATTTCAGCCTGCGCACCGGCAAGGGCGAAAAGGGCCGCGCTGCCATCATCGTCACCAGCGACGTAGGCGGTGCAGCCGGTTCCAAGGCCACCTTTGCCTGCGACGTGAAGGCCATCGGCACGCCGGACGAGTTTGACTATAACCCCGCCACCCAGTCCGCTGAGCCTGCCAAGGCCGTCAAGGGCTGATTTTTTTCAAACACAGTCCCCGCTCCATACCCGGAACGGGGATCTTTTATGCCGTGATTAGTTTTCTCCGGGGCAGAACCGGGGCACGGCTCAACTGAAAGGAGCCAGAACATGGTTATTTGTGGACAGGAATTTGAATTTTCCCTGATGAACGCCAACGACCTTGACCGCTTTGAGGACGCCAACGAGCGGATGCAGCGCAGGAGCGCCGAGGAAGCAGAGCAGTTCCAGCGCGGCGGCGTCCGTCTGGGCGACCATGCACGTGCACAGGCACGCATTGCCATGGACTGCATCGACGAGATCCTCGGTGCAGGCTCGTCCGCCCGTCTGGGGCTTAACGAAAACTACATGGCCCCCATCTATGACGTGATCGAGGAGCTGGGCAATGCCTTTGCCGCCGAGAAGCAGCGCTATGCCGCAAAGCCTGCCCAGCCCATGAACCGGGAGCAGCGCCGGACACAGGCCAAAAAGAACAGGCATAAGCCGCCCGTGAGCTATCCCGCACCTCCTGCCGCCCAGATGGTGGAGCGGGTGGATGCGCAGGTATCCGCAAAGCAGAAAACCGAGCGGCTGATCGATGCCCGGCAGGCTATGAATGCCCTGCGGGATGATCCTGATGCCATGCAGCAGCTGGCGGCATACGCACTGCAGATCGCCGCAGAGCGCCATGTCTGATCTGCTGCTGGACGAGTTGCCCACCCGGTGGCACGGACACGAGATCATCCCGGATTTCCGGCCCATGGTCTGGCTGGTCAACGCCTATGTGCGCGGCCAGACAGGAGATGATCCCATCGGTTTTGCGGTCAGCGCCCTCTGGCGTTTTTACAAAGACCCACACTGTTTTCTGAATGACCCTCAGAAGATCATCGACGCCTACGGGTATATGATCGAGTTTTATAAGGCTGGCGAAAAAGCAGCCGAAAGCGCCGCGGCTGAAAACAGTACCGCGCCCTCTTCCGGTCTTGCCTTCGACTACCAGTGTGATGCCGGTTACATCGTGGCGGCATTCCAGCAGGCCTACGGCATCGACCTGACCCGCGAAAAGGTGCACTGGTTCCGGTTCCGTGCGCTGTTCGCCGCCCTGCCGGAAGATACCCTCATGGCAAAGATCATGAGCTGGCGCACCATGGACCTGTCCGAGTACGAGGGCAGTATGCGCGACCGCTACGCCGACCTGCAGGAGCGCTTTGCCCTGCCTGCTGAGCTGAGAGGGGGTGCAGCCCGTGTCGTGTCCGTCGAAGAGCATGACGCTGCGTTCCTTGCGCGGTTCCGGCACTAGCCGCTCCCCGGTGCCCTGCCCCTATTGCGGCCGGGCGCTGCCGGTGTGGGCAGAGCCGCACGCCACAGCTGCCGGTGTGTGGGTCAAATGCAAAAATCCCGCCTGTAAGCGGGAGGTAGAGATCAAGTTATAACAGCCTGTGCCCTTGTGCCCGCGCTCTTTTGGAATGGAGAGAGGTGGACACAGTGGCAGATTTCAGCATCACCGGCGAAGTAAGGCTGAACAGCGACCCGGCGGAAAAAAGCACCAGCAAGTGGACGGTAGCCGCCGGTCAGATGATCGCGGACTTTGCAAAACAGGCATCGTCCAAGCTGGCCGAGGTGGTCAAGAGCGGTGTGGATTACAACGCCACCATGGAAAGCTACCTGACCAACTTCAAGGTCATGCTGGGCAGCGAGGAAGCCGCCGCAACAAAGCTTTCCGAAATTCGCAAGATGGCGGCATCCACGCCCTTCTCGCTGGATGATCTGACCAGCGGCACCCAGACCCTTTTGCAGTTCGGCATCGCGGCAGACGACACCACCGGCGTGCTGCAGCGACTGGGCGATATCTCGCTAGGCAACGCCGAAAAGCTGCAGACCCTGACCCGCGCCTACGGCAAGATGTCCTCGGCACAGAAGGTCACGCTGGAAAACGTCAACATGATGATCGATGCGGGATTCAACCCGCTGAACCAGATCTGCGACGCCACCGGCGAGAGCATGTCCGACCTGTACAAACGCATCTCGGATGGCAAGGTCAGCTTCAGCGAGCTGGAAGCAGCTGTGGAAGCCGCCACCAGTCAGGGCGGGCAGTTCTACAACGGTATGCTGGAAGCCAGCCAGACCTTCAGCGGGCGCATGTCCACCCTGAAGGATAATGTCAGCGCCCTGACCGGTGAGCTGACCAGCGGCCTGTTTGCGGCTCTGGGTGATTTGGTTGTCAAGCTGAACGAGGTGGTGGTCTCCTTCCTCGACAGCGACGAGAAGATGGCCCAGCTCAAGGAGACCATCGGCATTGCAACGGCTGTTGTGGCCGCTGCCGGAACAGCATTCCTGACCTACAAGGGCTATGTAGCCGCCGCTACTGCAATCGAAGTGATCCACACAGCCGCGACCACGGCCATGACCGCTGCCCACAAAGCGGCAGAAGCCGGGGCGACCGGTCTTGCAGTCGCACAGGCAGGTTTGAACGCGGTTCTCAAGGCGAACCCCATCGGTCTTGTAGTGGCGGCGCTGGCGGCTCTGGCGGCAGGCCTCTTGACGGCCTACAAGACCAGCGAGACCTTCCGCAATGCCGTCAACTCCGCATTTGCGTCTGTGAAAAAGATCGCACAGAACGCCATCGGCACGGTGGTGGACTGGATCAATGAGCTGGTCGCCAAAATCAGGGGCGCGGCGGCTGCACTGGCAAACCTGAAAAACGGTGTCGGTGCGGCACAGGACGCCTACAATGCCGCCTACAACGGCTACATGGGCAACTATAACAAGCGCAAGAACGCGAAACAGTGGAACAGCTCCCACAAAGACCTCGAATGGGACGATGACAACGGATGGGTCCCGAAGGGCACAAGCAGCTCCGGCAACGGCAGCAGCCGTGCCGGGAGCCAGACAGCCGCGAACCCCTACCCGGCCATCACCAGCGGAGCCAAGAAGGCCAGCAAGGCCACGAAGCAGGCCGCCGCAGAAGTCGTCAAGTCTATCTCGGACACCACGACCGAAATCGACGGCAAGATCACCCGCACCACCGAAAACATCACCGAAACGCTCTCCAACGGCAAGACACAGCAAAAGCAGGTCATCACCGAGACTTCCCGGCAGATGGTGGATGGTGTGCTGAAGGATGTGAAAACCATCACAGAGGTGGCTGCGGACGGTACCAAGACCGTCAAGCAGACCATGGAGACGGTGCGGGAGACAGCCAAGACAGTCACCTCCACCTTCGAGACGCTGGCAGACGGGGTCAAGACCACCACCCAGACCGTCACCGAGACCCTGACCGACGGCACCGAGACCCAGAAGCAGGTCATCACCGAGGTCTACGACGACGTGGTGGACGGTGCCCTTGTGACGGTGGAGAAGATCAAGACCGTCGCCGCCGACGGCACCGTGCAGGTGGCCAAGCAGATCAAAAAGTCCAGCGCTGACACCTTTGACGGCCTGTGGAAGGAGATCCAGACCGAAGCAGATACCGGCATTCTGGGCACCTTCGATGATCTGTACACCGCCGTCAAGAATCAGGACTGGCTCTCCGTCGGCAAGTGGGTGGCAAACACCATCTACGGCGGTCTGACTGCCAACCAGAAGAAGCAGGTCGATGATTTTGCCCTTGGCATCGTGACTAAGCTCAACGAAGCGCTGGGCGGTGCCCGCGATCAGCTGGTGCAGGGAGCTATCGACCTTGGCGGGCAGATCGTGAACGGCCTGACCGGCGGCTTCTCTGAGGTCTGGCAGCAGGCGCAGGGCCTCGGCTCCACCCTGATAGAAATCTTCGGCGGGCTGAAAACACCGCTGAGCGATGCGGCCCTTGCCATCAGTCAGGGCATGAAAGGCGGCCTGATCTCTGCATTCCCGGAGATCCTCGCTTCGCTGGGCGGCCTGATCGGGTCTATCGGCGGCGCGTTCGTAGCAATGCTGGATGCCATCGCTGCGGCGCTGTTCCCTACTGGCTTTGGCACTCCGCAGGCTCTGCTGATGATCGCAGCGGGCGTAGCCCTTGCTGCCGTCATCGCGGGCATCGTTGCCTCGATCGGCGGCTCTTTCAGTAAGAAAGGTTCGTCCGGGCGCGGCGGCTCTTCCGGCGGGTCCTCCGGCTCCGGCGGCATGGGCAGCGTGGATATCACCACCGGCACCGGCAGTCTGGAAGATGCCATCAACGCCAACACCAAGGCGCTGGAAAAGACAAACTCTGCCCTCGCCGACATGATCCGGCAGGCGGGGGCGCTGGTGCTTTCCGACAACATGCGCCTCGGCTCAACCGTGGCCGCTTCCGGCACTGCACAGGTGGTGTCTGCTGCCAACAGCTACCACCGGGAGGGTGATACCAACATCATCCAGAACTTCTACAACGGCCACGACACCGCAGCCGCACAGCAGCGGGAAGCCCGCTGGGAAGCCGACAAGGCCAAGGCCCACAAACGATGAAAGGAGGACACTATGCTCTTTAAAGATCATCTCAAGATTGTGACAGATGCCGGTGCCGTCCTGCATCTGGGCTGGGACTACGATGCCCCTTACTTTCTCGACCCGCTGAACGGGGTGGATGTGGACCTGCAGACCGCGCAGGGCATCAATCAGGTCGGGGCAACCGTGGAAGGGCAGAGCGTCTCCGGCGTGTCCCGTACCCTCGATGTGGTGTTCTGGGGAGCGTATGCGCTGGACAATGCCCGGGCGTTCAGCAAAAAGCTGCCCTACTTCACCAAGGGCACCCTGTACTTTGGAGACCACTATTTCACCCGGTTCGTGCTGCAGAAAACGCCCTACTTTTCCAGCTACACGCCGCAGCCGCGCTGTTCGCTCATGCTCTACAGCGAAAAGCCCTTCTGGTACGACCTTAATGCCGTCAGCAGCGTGCTGGGCGGGTATGAGAAAGCGTTCCGGTTCCCCATCTGCTATGACAGCCACATCTACGGCATCAAGCGGGACGGCACGGCGGCAGTGCTGCGCAACGAGGGCAGCCTTCCGGTGCCCTTCACGGCCACCCTGCGGTGCGACATGCCGGTGACACATCCCAAGGTGGTGGATCTGCAGACCGGGGCCTTCATCGGCTTTGACCTGACCCTGCAGCCGGACGAGACGCTGGAGATCTACCGCAGCACATCCGACCGGCTGGCCTGCACCCTGACCCGGGCAGGCGTGACCGAGAACATCTTTGCAAAGCTGGACGAGGACAGCACCCTCACCGAGCTGCAGCCCGGCGATAACGTGTTCTCCATGCAGGCCGAGAACGGCGCGGGCTACCTGCAGGCTGCCGTCAGCTTTTACCCGATGGAGGCGGGCATCCTGCCCGAACCGCTATGAGAATAGACGTTTTGGACGCAGACACCCTTGCCCGCGTGGGCTGGGTAAAAGTATGGCACTCCCTCTACTGGGACAGCCCCTATTACTCCGAGGGCAGTTTTACCCTTGAGGTGCGGCCCACCGCCGAGAATCTGCAGCTTTTGCAGGAAGGGCGCTGGCTGGTGCGCAGCGACGAGACCCCCCGCATCCCCATGCGCATCTGCTCCCGCACCAACCAGAACGAGGACGCAAACCTTGTGGTGTCCGGCTACCCGGCCACGTGGCTGCTGACCAAGCGGGTGTCTGCGGTGAGCATCAAGAACCAGAACGCCGAAGCCGCCATGCGCAGCCTTGTGAGTGCCGCAAAGCCGTGGCCCCGCCTTGCGCTGGGCACCGAGTACGGCTTTGACACGGTCTTTGAAAAGCAGACCTCCGGCGGCAGTATTTTCGACTACTGCCAGACCATCGGGCAGGCCTGTGATCTGGGGTTCCGCATCGTGCTGGACGGCAAGGGCAGCAAGAAAAAGCTACTCTTCGAGTGTTTCCGGCCCACCTTCGACCCGAACCGCAGATACAGCCCCCAGTGGGGCAATCTGCTGAATGCCGGGTGGAGCTTTGCCGACACCGGCTACGCCAACGTAGCCCTCGTGCAGGGCGCTGGCGAAGGTGACGAGCGCGCCACCGTCTGGGTGGGGGATGTGAACGCCACCGGCTCCGACCGGCGGGAAATGTACGTCGATGCCCGTGACGTGCAGCCGGAGGACGGCGAGACCAGCACCAGCCAGAGCTATCTGGAAAAGCTGGCTGACCGGGGCGGCGAAAAGCTGCTGGCCCAGCTGCGCACCGGGTCCATCGAGTTTGACGTGGACGACGACACCCTGCAGGTGGGCGACGTGCTGAGCGCCAGCCTGCCCCAGTTGGGCTACACTGCCATGGTGCGCGTGGCCGACATCATCACCCAGAGCGAGGACAGCGGCACCACCCGCACCATCCGGCTGGGCACGCCCACCTGGCACAAGACTTAGGAGGACTTTATGGCTGATATCATTACTTACCCCGAAAACGGCATTACCTACGATGCCGACGACGCTTCGGGCTACCTCGCCACCCGCCTGAGCGGCGTGTACAGCGCCGAGGAGGATTTCTCCGTCACGGCACAGGGCGGCCTGAGCGTGCAGGTGAGCGCCGGTCAGGCATGGGTGCGCCCGGCGCGGTTCAAGGGCCGCAGCATCATCATGGAGCAGCCCACCACCGTGGTGCTCACCGAAGCGGACCCTGTACGCAGCCGCATTGACCGCATCGTGCTGCGCTACGATGCCGCCGCCAAAAAGACCAGCCTGCAGGTGCTGGAAGGTGTCCCGAATTCTGCCGGGCCTGCTGCCCCGGCCATCACCCGCACCGAGCTGATCTACGACCTCTGCCTTGCCGAGATCAAGCGCCCTGCAGGCTCCACCGCCGTTACCGCCGCCGACATCTACGACACGCGCGCAGATGAGACCGTCTGCGGCGTGATGCGGGATGGTGTGCATGGCATCCCCACCGGCACGCTGGTGCAGCAGTGGAAGGCCGTGATCGAATCCATGAGGGGTGGCAGCTTTTACACCCGTGCCGAGGTGGATGCGCTGTTGAAAAGCTTGAAAAGCGTGGATCCTTTTCCCGTGGGCAGCATCTACCAGAGCACCGCCCGTACAAGCCCTGCCGCACTGTTCGGCGGTACATGGCAGGAGATTGCGCAGAACCGGGTACTGATGGGTGCTGGCAGCGGCCACGCAGCAGGCAGCACCGTGGAGGCCGGACTGCCGAACATCACAGGCTCTTTTGTCGCGGATGTAAAAAAGGGTGA